AATTATAGGCGGACCGACCCGCCGTGTAACTTGTGCCACCAGGGTCGCGAAAGCGAGCACGCGGACCGCAAGGTCTGCCGCAAGTACCTGGCCTGGAAGAAGCGGAACGCGACCAAGGCCAACCTGACCCGGCCGCTTTCACTGGACGGGATTGCCGACGACCGCGAGAGCGGGCTCAAGGCCGATGATAGGGCCGCCGAACTGGCCTCGTTCGACGAACTGCGTAGCAGAATCGACCGGGAACTCGACCCCACGCTTCGCTCGGATTATTTGCGAATGTTGGCCGGTGAGCGGCTGCCGACCAGTCGCCGGAAAAAGGTCGAAGCCGCTGTGAGAGTCATCGCGTGCCCAAGCAACCCACCAAAAGCGGACGCTTAAGCAACGCCGAGGTCGCCTTCATCGAGGCGAACGCCGGCCGGATGACCCCGCAGGACATCGCGGGCAAGCTCAACCGGTCCGTCAACGTCGTCCTCAAGGCGATGAGCGCCAAGCCGGCGACCCCTCGGCCGCCCGAACCCGAAACCCAGTCGAGCATCCGGCTCGGGCTCAAGCAGAGTGCGGCCTGGAAACAGCTGGTCGCCGAGTTCGAAAAGGACGAGCTGTTGTATTTCGAAGAACAGTACGTCGCGCTCATGGACCAGTTTAGCGAGGACAAGGTCCTCCCGACCGAAGAAAACCAGGTCTTCAAGGTCATCAAATTGGACCTGCTCAAGCACCGGAACGCGGTCAAACAGCGGCGGGTCGGGCGAGAAATCGAGCGGCTCGAGGTCACACGCGAACAGCTATTGAAGCTCCAAAAGTTCAATCTGCCCGATAGCGATGACGACATTCGTAAGCTTCAGTTGATAGACGAACTGCTCGATAAGGCCAATGGGCTGCAAGCGGACTTGACCGCCGAATATGTGAAACTCGAAGAGAAGCACCAAAAGTTGATGGAGGCTCTGAAAGCCACTCGTCAACAACGGGTCGACCGGATTGAAAGCGGAAAAATGGACTTTCTCGGTCTCTTGAGGTCGCTCCAAGAAGAAAATGTCCGGCAGGAAGGGGACCGTTATATCGAGCTCATGCGACGGGCCACGGCGGGCGAACTCAACCGCCTTTCGGCACATCATCAGTATGGAGACCAAAGTTATGATAGGCCTATTTTGACCCCGGACACGGTTGGGCTCGGCGATGCAGAGGTAATATCTAGAGAAGATTCCAGTGACTGAAGTCGTGAAAGAGTTGGGTGGACCTGAAAATGAAGCCAATTGAGCTATTTCATGATGCCCCTCTTCTGCCGGAAGAAGGCTGGCGGTGCCAGTGTCGCATTCACAGTGATTGTTGTTCCAACGATTACAAGCCGGCGGGGTACGACTGCTTTTTTGAGGCCTTCCAGTTCGACGCCCGTCATCACCCGTACCCGACTCGGTATCTGGATGACCGCCTACCGGCCATTTACCCCTTCGGCCCCGAAGACGACCCGAACGAGGTGGCCATGCGAGTGTTGACGGCTTTCGCCATGATGTACGATGGGACCGGAGGACCGCCGGTTCCGCTCGGGGCCGGGCCGAACGATAAACTTGTAGAATATGAAAATCGTTGCTTGTGGGTTCGTGGCGGGTACGCCCTTATTAAGATGCGTGGGCCGAATGGGCGATTTAATTTGGGTGCGATTCAGCCTGTTCTGGTAATGCACCAAACGCGAGAAAACTATGAGAGCCCCAATCCGGGTTAGTGTCGATAGTCCCGAAGACGCCGTTCACCTCCTGGACAAACTTGGCTTCGCCGACGAGGGCGAAGAGTGGGTCGCGGCCGTGGTCGGCCCGAGTTATCGGGAAATCAAGCGGACGCTCGAGGCCCGTCTGAAGTGGGGCTTTTCCCGCCCGGACATTTGTCGATTCGTCAGTGACACGGACTGGAACGTGTACGGCCTCGCCGCCGACCAGCTCGACCGGGCCCTGGCCGAATGGCTCAAGCCGGAAATCATTATTTCTGTGACTAAGTCTACCAGTAGTTAAATGACCACCAAGCCCGACCAAATCAAATTCACAGTCATCCGCGACAGCCGCGAACAAAATGGGTGGACCTTTCTGGCCCGTGCGAGGTGCCAGGGGACCGAGGTGGGGACCCTGAAGACCGGCGACTACGCCATCAAAGGGTTGGAAGACAAGTGACGAATGCGATGACCAATCGAGAGAAAAGAAAATACAAGGGCAGAAAGCCAGGGGTCAGAGTTAGCCTGGTCATGCCGGTGATAGTGGATGCCTACTATAATCGTAAATTTTCACTCGAAGATATTGGCAGAATGGCCGGGTGTTCCTATTCGACAGTCAAAAACAATCTTGTGAGACACGGATATAAAATTCGTGACTGTCATGCTGTTCGGAAATTTAAAAATATAAAGGGATTCCGTTCGGGCAAATTGGTTGCCGAAGAATGTCTTGGTGTGCAGGATGAGCCGACGGCAATGTGGCGATGTCGGTGTGACTGTGGTAATTATACTGTTAAATCGTGCGATAACTTGAAAAGTGGCAGGGCGACTTCTTGTGGTTGTAAGAAGCTTTTTTACATCGGTAAAATCTCGTCTGCTTACTGGACGCCTGTCAAAAACTCAGTCGCCACGAGAGGGATTGAATTTGGCATCAGCCATGCTGAAGCATCTGAATTATTCGAGTCGCAGGACGGTAAGTGCGCCATAAGTGGTCTCGATATCTATTTCGGTAAACGCTTGCGGGAGTCGACGGCATCCTTGGACCGCATTGATTCTTCCTTGCCGTATTCGGTTGGCAATTGCCAGTGGGTTGACCGTCGCATCAACTACATGAAGCAGAGCTACTCCCTTCCTTACTTCTTGGGCCTATGCGGGCTAATTGCATTTCCGCTCCGAGCGGTCAGCGGAGAGAAGCCACCTCAACCTTATGCGTTCACAACTGACCTTAGTCGAAGGACAGGTTTTGGCGGGATTACAGGTTCAGTTTGGTCGGAAGTCGCAAACACTTCCAAACTTTTCGAGGTGTCCATTGAGCAGGTCTGGGATTTGTTTGTGAAGCAAATGGGTAGATGTGCATTGTCTGGTATTAAGCTTGTTTTGCCAGAAACTCACCGTGACCTGCGAAGGCGAACCGCATCGCTAGACCGCATCGATTCAAAACTGGGTTATGTCGAAGGTAATATACAGTGGATTTTCAAGGATATTAATTTCATGAAGCAAGAGCTTCCTGAATCGGAATTCGTTCACTTGTGCGGGGTCATTGCGGAAAATGCCGCCCAAAAAAGAAGAAGTTAAATTTACGGTCATTCGCGACACCCGCGAACAGGAAGGCTGGATTTTTCAGGCTCGGGCGCGATGCCTTGGGACAGAAGTGCAAACCCTTTCGACCGGAGATTATACGGTCAAGGGTTTTGAGAAAGTGTTTTGTTTGGAGAGGAAATTCTCATCGTCAGAATTTTGTCAGAATTTATTCCAGCCCCGGTTCCATCGCGAACTCGAGCGGCTCGATGAGTTCGAACATCCCTATTTGTTCCTGGAATTCGAGTGGAAGCACCTGGTCGAGTACCCGCGGGGCTCGGGTATCCCGCCCTCCAAGTGGCGGTCCCTGAGAGTCCGGCCGGACCTGCTCATCAAGACCTACCACGAGATGCGGCTGGCCCACCCCCGACTGCGGGTCGAGTTCGTCGGCCAACAGGGTCGCACAGCCGCCCTTTCTTTGTTCAAGCGAATCGTCGATTTATATGGCAGTCAGTCGGAATAAACCGGTCTTCACGGCGGACGCTGAACTTATTTTCCAGGCCGCCGAGAACGCCTGGGCTCTCAGCCCCGAAGAGTGGTCGTTAATCCAGGACGGGGCGATGGGGGTCGAACAGGCCCTCGCCCTGCTCAAAATCCCCTCGTCCGCTGACCAGCCTCTCGTTCCCAAGACCCGGTTCGATTTCGACAACCCGCACATCCACATCTTGAAGTTGTTGCAAGACCCGGAGTTCTTCGCCTTCACCTGCCGGAGTTTGTTCGTTCGTCCGGACGGGGCCGGGCCGCTCCGGATTCTACCCTTCCAACAATTGGCCCTTCGGGAACTATGGTGGCGACAATTCCCCATGATTGTGGCCAGCCGCGGGAGCGGAAAAACGTTTCTTCTGGCGGTCTACGCTTTGCTCCGGGCCACCTTCACCCCAGGGGCCAAAATCGTCATCACGGCCGCCGCGTTCCGGCAGGCAAAGGCCGTGTTCGAGTACATGGAACGAATCTGGCACAACTCGCCTGTTTTTCGCTCGCTCGTGAATTCCGGGCGAGCCGGGAGCGGGCGGAAGAACGGCCCGCGACGGGACATCGACCGGGTCGAGTTCGTAGTCGGGGACTCGGTCGTAACCGGATTGCCAACGGGCGACGGGTGTCTGGTCGGGGACACGATGGTCACGCTCGGTGACCGTGTCGCCTCCATGTCGCAACTAGTGCCGCACTCGAGTGATTTGCAATACGGGGTCGAAAACCCTTGTACGGTCTGGGACGGCCAAGAATTTCGCCCATCGGACGAGTCTTACTGTAATGGTCGGTCACAAACTGTTCGAGTCATCAGTAATCTAGGCATCGTGATTGAAGGGACTCCCAATCATAAGGTTCAGGTTTATCGAGACACGGGTATAACGTGGAAGCGGCTCGATGAAATTAGCCAAGAAGACCGGCTGGTTGTTGACCGGTCCGAACGCTGGCATAATGGCGATTCGGGACGAACCGAAGAAGAGGGGTACGCCCTCGGGCTTTTGATTGGGGACGGTTGTTGGACTAATCCTTATACGATAGGGTACGCTACACTAGACAACGAGCTAATTGAAGGAGTACGGAGGGGGACTGGATTCCTGTTCAAGCACCACTTCGAAAACGACCCGCACCATTACACACATTGCGGAAAGCAAGACCGTGCCGAGTGGTTAAGAAAGTGGGGGCTTCGTACCGCCTATTCAGGTGATAAGGTTCTTCCCCCGGTCTTGTTGGCATCTCGCAAGTCTGTCGTGGCGGCTTGTCTTAGTGGAATTTTTGATACCGATGGAACGCTATCTGTCCACACGAATAAAGAGGGTACGTCGGCATCTGTCGGGCTGTCAACGACCAGTCCGGTCTTGGTAAAACAGGTTCAGTATCTACTGCTCCACTTCGGAATCCTCTCTCGAATCACCAGCCGCAAGCGGTCGGACAAGTGGGCGACTTCTTATGAGCTCTTAATTACTGGTCCGGATGTCGCCATGTTCGCTGAACGAGTCGGATTCCGACTGTCCAGGAAGAGAGAAAAATTAGCTGCGGGTCTTGGTCTCAAGAAGCGAGGTTACAGCACTCGGGATATGATTCCGGGTCTCGAGCCGGTGCTCGCTGAAGTGTCTCGCGATGCCGGGTTACTTAAGTGCGAAGTCGTCAAAAGGAAGGCAAGTCGTTCGTACGCGGCCGATATTGTCCGTCGGCTTCCTCACGGGCACTCGCGGCGAGAGCAGTTGGAGAAATTGGTTTCACCGTCGATTTATTTTGACCCGGTTTCAAAAATTGAGTTCGGCGAAGCGGTCACTTACGATTGCCATGTTCTAGAAACCCATGCCTATGTGGCCAACGGCGTAGTTTCACACAATACAAAGATTAGAGGACTGCGTGCAAATTATGTCCTAACTGACGAGGTGGCGTCCTTAAATGAAGAAGTCTACGCCGTCGTCGTCCAGGGCTTTGCTTCGGTCACCGCCGACCCGGTCGGGAATGTCGTCGACTACGCCCGTATCCGCCTTCTGAAGCGGCTCGGGATGTGGTCCGACGAGATGGACGCCGAGGAGCGGAAGCGAGTTCGTGGCAACCAGTCGGTGTTAACCGGAACCGCTTATTACAGCTTTAACCATTTCGCCCGGTACTGGCGGGAATACAAGACGTTCATCGAGAGTCGGGGCGACCCGAAGGCCCTCGAGAAGGTGTTTAACGGCCCTCCCCCCGATGGATTCGACTGGCGGCAGTACAGCATCATCCGTTTGCCGTATTCGCTGATTCCGCACGGGTACATGGACGAGGCCACCATCGCCCGTGCGAAGCGGATTACGAACACCGGCCAATTTTTGATGGAATATTCCGCCACGTTCTTGTCTGATTCAGACGGATTTTTCAAACGTTCACTAGTTGAGCGGTGCGTGGTCGGCAAACCGGACGACCCCGACCCCGTTTCGTTCCCGTCGTGCGGGCCGGTCAAGTTCACGGCCGCCTTGCAGGCCAGTGGCAACTGTAAGTACGTGTACGGAATTGACCCCGCCTCGGAAAACGACCGGTTCGCGGTCGTCATCGTGGAAATCTGGCCCGAACACCGCCGCGTCGTGTACTGCTGGACTACTCGCAAGGCCGACCACACGAACAAGCTCCGCAAGAAGATGGTCGGCGACCACGACTTTTTCCGCTATTGCGTGCGGAAAATTCGCGACCTGTTCAAGGTTTTTCCGCCCGCTCGGGTGCTGGTCGACGCGGGCGGCGGCGGGATTACGCTCCGGGAAGCCTTCGGGGACCCGGACAAGCTCGAACCCGGCGAACTGCCCGTCTACGAAGTGGTCGACCCGAAGGACAAGAAGCCGACCGACAACCTGGCCGGGGACCATTTGCTCGAGATGGTCGTGTTCCGCGACAACGCCTGGGTGGTCGAGGCCAACGACGGGATGAAGAAGGACCTGGAAGACCGGGTGCTCCTGTTCCCCATGTTCAACTCGCTGACGCTGGGCCTGACCGAAATCGCCGACGAGGCCGCCGGCCGCGTGGGCAAGGACGAGCGGGGGGAGAAGGTCTACCAGACCTACGACACGCTCGAACAGGCCATGTTGGAAATCGAGAAATTGAAAGACGAACTGGCCACCATCGAGGTGTCTGAGTCGTCGACCGGACTCCGCCGCTGGGACACGCCCGACCGCAAGGTGCCCGGGTCAAAAGCCGGGCGGATGCGCAAAGACCGCTATAGCGCGCTCCTGATGGCCAACATGGGGGCCCGCCAGCTCGCCCGGGCCCTGCCCGTCTTCACCTACAAGGGCGGGGTCGGCGGGTTCATTTCGGAAATCGCCTCGGCCAACCCCGCCTCGCGGGGCGAGGGCGGACCTCTCTACCAGGCCCCACCTTGGTTCACCAACAAGCTGGGGTCGCGGGGGTACGGTGGGGCGGTCGTCATCCGCGGTGGTGTATGAGTGGGCGTCAACCCACAGTGGAACTGTAAACACAACGTAGTTGGAATGCGCAGAACTCGCCCCGAAAACAGTCCCGAACGCCCGCTTTACCAGACCTTTAAGTCCAGCGACGTGAAGGGCAAGCAGGCCGCCCTGAACGCCGCCGCGGTCGGGTACGGGGCTGTTGCCAGTCGGAGTGCCCAGGGTGCCGAACGGGCGACCGCTATCGGCACGTTCCGGAACATCGACAAGCCGGGCATCTCGGTCCGCGACGGGTTCAACCGCGAGGATTACGACTTTTTCCGGCCGGGCGAGCGGCTCCCGACCGAAGTTCACGGGATACAGTCCGCCTGCCAGATGGCCTACAAGCGATTTTCCATTGTTCGCAATACCGTCGACATGATGACGGATTTCGTGAACAAGGGAATCCAGGTCGTTCACCCGGCCGCCAAGGTGCAGGCGTGGGGGCGAGAGTGGGCCAAAAAAGCCGATATCGCCGGTGTGAGCGACCGGATTGTCCGTCGACTTTTCCGTGAAGCCGTCGCCCCCATCAGGCGTCGAACTGCCAAACTGGCCAATAACGACATAGCCTCCTTACGGGCTGTTGCGGCGGTGGGGGCCGATAATGGTTCCGATAGGACGAAATTACCCCCGGGCGAGATTCCGGTCGGCTACAAGGTCCTGAACCCGGTCACCGTCGAGGCCATCGGCGGGGAACTGGCCCAGTTCATTGGCGACGACGTCGTCACGTACGCGGTCCGTCCGCCGGACTCCCTCCTCAAACGCATCACGACCCCGCGGAGTGTCGCCGACAAGCAGCTAGTTAGCCGCATCCCGGCCGCCCTCCGGCAGCGGATGGTCAACGACAAGTGGGTCCCGCTCGAACCCAACAAAACCGTTATTTTGCAGTACAAGAAGGACGACGACGAGGTCTGGGCCACGCCGCTTTTGAACGCGGTTTTGGACGACCTCCAGATGTTCGAGAAGCTGCGGATGGCGGACCGCAGTGCCCTCGACGGGGCCATCTCGCACGTCCGCGTGTGGAAGCTCGGGAACCTCGACAAGGAGATTATCCCGAACCAGGAAGCCTGCCAAATGCTGGCGGACATCCTCCTGCACTCGACCGGCGGCGGGTGCATGGACCTGGTCTGGGGCCCCGACCTCGAACTGGTCGAGACCGGCACGGAAATCTACCGGTTCTTGGGTAAGGACAAGTACGCCCAGACCATGCAGAACTTGTTCATCGGCCTGGGGGTCCCGCCGACCCTGACCGGGGCGATGACCGACGCCGGGATGACGAACAATTTTGTGTCCCTGCGGGTGCTCGTCGAGCGGCTCCAGTACGCCCGGATGGTGCTCTCGCAATTCTGGCTGAGCGAGCTCGAAATTCTCCGCCAGACGTTCGGGTTCCGCCAGCCGTTCAGCTTGTCGTTCGCCGTGCCCGACCTGTCCGACGATGCCGCCGAGAAGGCCCTGTTGAGGGACCTCATCGACCGCGATGTCATCAGCGCGACCTACGTCCAGCAGCGGTTCGGGGCCGACCCCGATATCGAACAGGCCCGCATCCGGCAGGAAGGGCGGAAGCGGGAGCAGGGGGCTTTGCCGCCGAAGGCCGGCCCGTACCACCAGGACTCTCAGCAGAAGGCCAAGCTTCACCAGACCCTATTGGGCCAGGGCGAGGTGACCCCGTCCCAGGTCGGGCTCGACCTGCCCCCGCCCAAGCCCGGCGAGGTTCCCCCGGCCAAGCGTCCTACTGCTCCCTCTCCTGCCGGAGGTGCGCCGTCAGGCGACAAGAAAAACCCCAAGCCGAACGGGCGACCGGCCGGTTCCAAAGACCAGGCCAAACGCAAAACAAAACGCCCGGCCCCCAAGCAGGCCTCAGCCGCCCTGGCTCGGGCTTCGTTGTGGGCCGACGCGACCCTCAAGACGGTCGACGAGGTCCTCCGGCCGTCTCTGTTGGCAGCCAAGGGACTTAAGACCGCCCGCGAACTGACGGACGCGGACGCAGAGGCCTTCGAGCGGGTCAAGCTCGGCGTCCTGTGTGCCCACGCGGTCAATTCCCCGGCCAGCCCCGAGAGTGTTCGGGCCGCTCTCGCCGCCGGCCCCCGCGTATTCCCGGCCGTCGACCAACTGGTTCAGACCGCGGTCGCCCGACACGTGGCCGAATACGGGAAGCCTCCGGCCGCCGACCAGACCCGCCAGTTGCGGGCGATGGCGTACGCACTTGTCACGTTTGATGACGACGACGGTGTATGTGAGGACGAGGAGTAGACATGGCCAAAATTGCAATTGAATTTGACACGGTCGACAAGACGCTGGCGTGCTCGGTGGACGGCAAGGCCCTTGAGAACGTCAATAGTGTCAATATTTACCTACCCTATGGCAGCCGGGACGACTATAGTCTCGAAATTTGTCAAATCGATGAGAACGACGACGAGGACTACCGGCAGGTCCACCGGACGGTCGCGGCCGATACGACCGCGGGCCGGGCCCTCGCCTCCGCCGGGGCCAAGCCGTCCGCCCACGCCGGGTTCGTGACGAAGACTGAAGCGTTCGGTGACGACGGGCTGGCCGACGAACTCCTGTCGTTCTTCAAGCGGGATTGATATGGCCAAGCTCCGCCGCCCGTGTCCCGGCCTCCGAATGTTCAGGTGTCCGGGGTGCAAGACTGCCCACGGCGTTGCGGTCCGGGAAGACGGGGCCGCCGACAAGTTCTTCTGGGATTGGAACGGGAGCGACGACCGGCCGACGTTCATGCCGTCCATCTTGGCTCACCCGCACCCGACGTTTGTCGACCACGACCTTCAGGGCGAAGCCCTCACCTCGCCGGACAATGTCACCAACACGCCGCGGTGCCATTCGTTCGTGGCGGACGGCCGAATCCAATTCCTTGCCGATTGCTCGCACGAGCTGAAGGGGCAGACGGTCGAGTTGCCCGAGTGGACCGATTGAGGGTGCCGTGGACTCCGTGATAATCTTCCGTGACGAAATCGACGCCGGCCTCGAATCCCTTCTTCGCAGTGCGTCCGTCTGCACCGCCAGCCGGGCGGTCTTTTCCGGCAGGGAAGTCAACCAGGACACGCTCGACCGACTGAGGGCCACCGCGGGTTCGGGCACCAACCTTTCCCTGCCGGACCTGTACCCGATTGACTTCGTGCTGGCCTCGACCGGGCCGAACTTGAACGACGACTTTTTCACGACCGCCGAGACCTGGGGGGCCCGCCAGTCCCCCGTCGACAAGCCCTTCAACGAGGAACACAAGGCGGCTGTCGTCATCGGTCACATGACTGCCGCTCGGGTACTCGCCGAGGACGGCTCGGTCTTCACAGGCGACAGTGCCCCCAACTCCTTCCACGTCGGCGGGTCCGCGGTCCTCTACCGGCATTGGCCGGGTTACCCCGACCGCCAGGAGTGGATGAACCGGGCGATAGCGGAGTTGGACAACCCGACTCCCGAGAACGCCTGGTTCGTCTCGATGGAGTGCCGGTTCAAGGGCTTTGACTACTTGCTCGCCCCCCAGGGGGGCGACTCACACGCCCTCGCGACGGCCGACGCCGAACTCGTCGAACGCAACGACGCGACCGCCTTCCTGACCAAACATTTGCGGGCCTACGGCGGGACCGGCAAGTACCGGGACCGGCGGGTCCTCCGCGTGTTCAAGAACCTGACCTTTAGCGGGGTTGGGCTCGTCCGGGTGCCGGCGAACCCCCAGTCCGTCATCCTGCCCCCGACCTCCGGGGCGACCGCCAAGAAAATTTCGAAAGTTTTTTCCGCGCCGGGGTATGAGACTGCCAGCGGCAATAATAAAGCCGACCAAAAGGAAGTATCAGTGAACGAGCTTGATAAACTTAAGGCCGAGCTCGCCGAGGCCAACAAGAAGCTGGACGAGGCCCGCCAGGCGAACTTCGAGAAACAGGTCGCCGACCTGACCGCGGCCAAGACCGCAATCGCGGCCGACCTCGAAACCGCCAAGGCCGGCCTAGTCGCCAAGGACGCGGAACTGACCGCCGCCAAGACGGCCCTCGCGACCGCCGAAGCCGCCAAGGCCGAACTGGTCGCCCAGCTGGACAAGGTGAAGGAAGAGACCGCCAAGGCGGACGCCGCCCGCAAGCAGGCCGACCGGGTCGCCCAGGTCCGGACCGCCTACGGGTTCGACAGCGACGAGAAGGCCCTGGCCACCGTCACCACCCTCGCTTCCCTGCCGGACGAGGCCTTCGCCGCCCACCTGGCGACCATCGCGGAACTCAAGAAGGCCGCGACTCCGGCGGTGACCCCGGCCCAGCCCACCGAAGCCGAGAAGGCCGCCGCGGCGGCTGCTGCTGTCGCTTCCGCCGCGACCCAAAAGCCGGCCGAAACCCAGGTCGACCTGACGGCCACTTCGACCGCGACCGCCGACGACGCGGCCCAGGCCCTCGCCTCGGAAATGCTGAGCTTCTTCGGCCACAAGGACCCGGGCGACAACCCGGACGGCGACGACCAGGACGCCCCGGGTGACGGCAAGCGTGGCCTTAAGGCCACCCGGGCTTCCGCCCGCAAGAACAAAGTTAAGACCAAATAATAGGGAGACTGACCGTGCTCAAGGGCGACCGCGCCGTTTACATCACCGACATCCGACACATCTGCAATGTTGCGGCGGAGCAGGGGGTCGTGATGGTCCTCCCGTCGCAGTCGGGGGGCCGCGGGGTCAGCCCCGGCATCAACGACACGGCCCCCGTGGCCGCCCCGGGCTCGGGCACCCCGGCCTCGGGCACCCGCGTGCTGGGCATCCTGATGGATTACGTGGTCAACATCGACCCGACCCGCCAGCACCGGAACTTCCAGCGGACCGAACAGCTCGTTGGCGAGAACGTGGCGATTCTCAAGGACGGGTGGGTCCGGACCAATCAGGTGAGCGGGACCCCGACGGCCGGCGACACCGCGTACCTCGGCAGCAACGGCCAGATTCAGAACTCGCAGGTCAACAGCATCCCGGCCATCGGGTACTTCCAGACCGGCAAGGGGACCGACGGGTTCGCCATTGTGACTATCAAGGTGCCGTGAGGCCTGCGGTCCACACTAACGAATTAAACTGACTTCATATAAGAGGAGTTTTGGTAACATGGCTCGTTTTTCGAGCGAACCCGGCCCGCTGATGACTGCCCTTTTAAAGCGGGCGGGGAGCGACGACCGGGCCGTCGCCGCCCAAGGCCGGTACGAACTGGCCAGGGCCCTCACACCTGTCCTGAGGCAGGGCGTGCTCAAGGGCGACATCTCGTCCGACGTTTTCGAAGAGGAAAAGCTCCAACCCGGCGTCTCGGCCGAATATCCGCTGGATTTCCTCACTCCTGGGACCGAAGTCGACCACGTCGCCTACACGGTCCCGGCCCAGGGGCGGATTCCCGAGCGGCACGTGGACGGCGACTACATTGTGGTCCCGACCTACGAGTACGGCTCGAGCATCGACTTCGCCACCAAGTACGCTCGCGACGCCCGTTGGAATATCGTCGGGCGAGCCCTCGAGGTGCTCGAGGGCGGGGTCACCCGCAAGAAGAACAGCGATGCCTGGCGGGTGCTCCTGGCCGCCGGCTACAACCGGTTCCTGACCGTGTACGACGACGCCGCCAAGCCCGGGTATTTCACCAAGCGGCAGGTCGAGCTCATGAAGATTATCATGCGGCGGCAGGCCGGGGGGAACAGCACGAGCGTCAACCGCGGGCGGCTCGACCGGCTGTACACCAGCCCCGAGGCGATGGGCGACATTCGGTCGTGGGGCGTCGAGACCCTCGACCCGTGGACCCGGCGGGACATCTACGACGCCGAGGACCTCGACCGGATGAAGGTTTTCGGGACCGAGATTCGGTCCCTGGACGAACTCGGGCTCGGACAGGAGTTCCAGCAGTATTACCTGAACACCCTGGGTGGAAGCCTTCCGACCTACACCTACACGGGCGATAACTCGTCCCAGACCAAGCTCGAACTGGTTGTCGGGCTCGACCTCTCCCACGACGGGGTGTTCATGAACCCGGTCCGGCAGGAGCCGACGGTTGAGGAAGACGAGGGGTTCAAGCGGCAGCGGCGACAGTCGTATTATCTGTACGGAGAAAACGGCTGGTTGTGTTGTGACGGGCGGAGAGTGCTCGTCGGGGCCATCTAACAGACATAAATTAGAATGTCGCCTCGTGGGGCCGGGCACGAAACGCCCGGCCCCTTCGTTTTGTGCCGCCCACACGAGCAGAGCGAGTGTGGTGTATGAGTCCGGCAGGAGAGCCACCATGTTCGTACTGATTGTGTTGCTGGGGACGCCGGGGGAGGCCCGCTGACCGTGGCATGGACCGACGTGATGATTCCGATGCTGCGGTGGTACGTGAGCGACCGCGCGTCCACCAAGTACAGCAACGACGACCTGACCCAGGCCCTGTGCGTGGGGGCCCGGCTCGTCATTTTCGACGTGGATTTTCCGACCGCCTTCACGGTCGATGTGGTCGGCCAGACGATTGACCCGGACCCCACGCTACTGGCCCAGCCCGACGACAATTTCGTGGACCTGGTCACGGTCAAGACGGCCGGGATTATCGACCGGGGGAGTGCGACCGCCGCCGCCGACCAGGCCATCCGGGTCCGCGACGGGGCGAGCGAGGTCGACCTGCGGGCCGCCTTCACCGCCAAACTCGATTTGATGCTGAAGGGGTGGAACGCGGTCTACCAGGACATGCGGGAACAGTACTTGGTCAGCCAGCGGGGGGTCCAGACCGGGGCCGCGGTGGTCAGCCCGTTCCGGCTGTTCAGCGGGTACGGGACCGACATGCCGTTCGGGACGGCCGGGATTTATAGGTGGGGCACCCGCTAACGCGGGTGGGACAAATGCCAATCTACTACCACGACGACTCCAAGAAAACGATTGACCAGGTCCGGGCGACCATTCTGTCGCCAGAAGGGTTTACGACCTCGAACGCCATCCTGACCACCGAGGTGGACAAGATTCCGCCCGCGGTGGATGGGATGACCGACCCTGGGCTCGGCACGACCCTCGACGGGCGATTCAAGGCCGGCGGGACGGACGGGTGGGAACGGCCCGGTGGCCCGGCGACCTCTTGACGACGAGCCTCGTGAGTCATGGGTACGCTCTTCACTCTCACCCCGGCCATCAAATCGGTCACCCAGCAGGCCCTGGAGGACCTGATTACCGAGCTAGGCAAGAACTGCAAGTTGTTTTACCCGCCGACCCAGGAGACGTGCGGGTGTGCAGGGAACGTCTGGCTGACCGGCGGCCCGGCCCCGCCCGGGGACGTGACGACCTGTCCACTGTGCGGGGGGAGCGGGTTCCGGGCGAAAGAGGTCAGTGAGACGCTCAAGATGGGCGTGGCCGTCCACCCCAAGGACTTCTGGAAGAAGCCGCCGCCCAACATCCAGATTCCCGACGGCACCATCCAGACCAAGGGGTACTTGACGGACCTGCCCAAGTTACGGGCCGCCGAACGGATGCAGTTACAGCCCGAGCTCGACGCGGTCGCCCGGTGGATGTACGTCCGGGACGACGACCCCGTGGACGTGTCGAACATCGTCCAGGGTGTGTTCGTCGTTTTACAGTGGAAGCGGGCCCCCTGATGGCCATCACCGTCACGGTCGACGCCGACCTCGCCCGCCTCCCCGGTCAGATTCTGGTTGAGCTCCAGCGGCAGGCCGTGCCCAAATTGAGGGCCCTGGCTGACACTCTCCTGCCGGAAGTCCGCGAGACCGTTGCCGAAGCCCTGCACGCCACCCCCGAGTACAGCTCGCTCGTCGCCGGCCAGCTCCGGGAAGAGTTCGGCGTGGTCGACGGGAAGGAGGCTGTCGCCTCAATTGTCCGAGCCATTCAGGCCGCCGCCCGCGTCGAAGTGATTCCTCCGGCAGGAGAGTATCTAGGTGGGGTGTGGGCCGGGGCCATCCGCGAGGACTTCGGGGACGCTCTGGGGGCCGAAGGGGCGTATTACCTGTCGACGAACGCCAAGGGCCAGTCGTCGCCCGTCGAGTGGCTCAAGTGGTTGTTGTTCGCCGGGGACACCGTCGTGCTGACCGAGTACGGGCTGTTCAGCGGGGCCGACCCCTCGTACAGCCGGACCGGCCGACTGATTATGGCCAAACGCAAGGCCGGCGGAAAACTCGCCCCGTTCCGGGTCCCGCCCGCGTACGCCGGAACCGCCCGGTCGAACTGGCTGACCCGGGCCGCCGAACTGGCCGCCCCCCGCCTGCTCCAGTTCCTCGAGCGGGAGGCCCGCAAGTTGTTATGAGCGATTACGGGTTCAAGGGCGGCATCGGCGAGTACGGGTCCTATTTGCCCACCGAACAACTGGAGGGCAATTTAACGGCGTGGCTCAACTGGGCACTTCTGGAAGTCGGGGCCTACGAGAACGTGGGCGTCGGCCAGCCCGGGGCGTACGGGGGCGACCGGTCGCGTCTCCAGCCGGCCGCCGACCCTCGCTTTCCTGCCGGAACCGTCTGGCAAGCCCACCGCGGCGACTGGTGCTGGGAGAGCGGCATCCTCCGCACGACTCAGCCCATTCAGTGCAGTGGCCTGTGGGTGTCCGGCACGTTTTACCCGACCTCGTCCACAACCGGCACGTACGCCCACTACGTGAACTACCCGCTGGGGCAGGTCTTTTTCCAAAATGCCGTGCCGACCGGGACCGTCATCCAGGCCGCGTACAGCCCGCGGTTCGTGAGCGTCCGCCGGTCGGACGAGCCGTGGTTTCAGTCCCTGTTGGCGGGCTCCCTCCGGACCGACGACCCGCAGTGGGGGCCGAACTCGTCGGGGGCCTGGGCGGTCCCGGCCCAGAACCGCATTCAGTTGCCGTGTCTGGTGGTCGAACCTGTGCTGAACGGGACCGGCTACCCGTACGAGCTCGGGAACGAGGCCCAGATTTACAGTGAGAATTTTTTGGTCCACGTGCTCGCCGAGACCCCGTGGGACCGCAAGCGGCTGAGCGCGATGCTGGTCAAACAGCGGGACAAGCGGATTCCGTCGTTCGACCGCAATGCGGCCCCGCTCCCGCTCGACCCGTACGGGCGGCCGACCCCCTCCGCTTTGACCTATCCTCAGTTGTGCCAGACCTACCCCTGGCTGCAAATCCGCGTGCCCGAAGTCACGTCGCACGACAATGAGAATATTGGCCGAAAAGTGTGGTGGTCGACCGTGAGGTTGACGCTGGAAGTTGATGGTGCTTGACCGCCTTGGTGTATGGGAGTGGTGAAGAGACTACCCCAGACAAACAGGCGGTATTAGTATATGTCTTTGAATCACAGAGTCTATTATGCGGCTGAGTCTGTGGGGGTTGCTTCCTACGACCTGTCGCCGACCTCTTACACGACTTTAAGAGGTGTTCAGAGTGTCGGGATTAATACCTCTTTTAATCCTGAACAATTCTTCGAACTCGGTCAGCTAGCCGTATACCAGAATGTTGACGGCGTACCCGATATCAGTGTGACCCTCGAGAAGTGCCTGGACGGCTACCCGCTCATCTGGCACAGTTGCACCCAGGGCGCGACCGCGGGAACTCTGGTCGGCCGGTCGAACCAGCGGGCCAACATCGCGATTGGCGTGTTCGCCGACACGAACGCGACCGCCAGCGGGAACCAGCTCTCGCAGGTGATTTGCAGCGGCATGTACGTGTCGCAGCTGGGCTACGACTTCCAGGTCCAGGGGGCCAGCCGCGAGAGCGTCACGCTCGTCGGCAACGACAAGGTCTGGGCGACCGGCTCGTTCAGCTTCACGGGGTTCACCGCCGGGATGGGCGTGTCGAGCCCATCCCCGGCCGCCCCGGAAGGGGTCAACCGCCGGCAGAATATGATTATGTCGGGGTGCCTGTGGCCGAAGTCCATTTACGGGATTTCGAGCTCGGGGACCAACGACGACACGGGGTCCGGGTCGTTCACCGTGGGCATCCAGAGCGTCCGGATTTCGAGTTCGTTCGGCCGGAACGACATGCTGGAACTCGGGCGGTTCGGGCCCTACTTCCGCTACGTGGATTTCCCGGTCGAAACCACGACCGCCATCGAAATCATGGCCAAGGACGGGGACCACGTCGCCGCCACCCAGGCCGGGGTCTACGCGAACTACCAGAACACCCAGGACGAGCACATTTATGTGGCCACCCAGGAGGGGACAAAGGTCGACATGGGCACCCAAAATCGCCTGACCTCGGTCAACATGAGTGGCGGGAACGCGGGCCGGGGCGGCGGGAACGCGACTATTACATATTCTTATCAAGGGTGGAATACTCTAACTGTAAGTCACCCCGCCGACCCGACCGTAGCGCTTCGGGCCTGAGATTGGCTATGCCACTCGTGATTAACAAACGGAGGGTGGGGGCTTGGCTCCTGCCCTTCGTGCGTGTTGCGGCCAGCAAAGCTGTCCGGGTGGTCCCTTCGACGAAGGCGAAGTTCCGGCAGGGAAGTGAGACATCTCTTAAATAACAACATGTCTCCCCACCTCACTTTGCGACAACTGCCCCTCTCCTGCCGGTAATACCCTTACATGACAGACCGCGACCGCGAACGGCTCGTGTACCGGATTCTTGCTGGGCGAGACCGGCTGGTGCTCACGACAGACGCCGGCCGCGAAACGTTCTGGGTGACCAGCCCGACCCCGCTCGACCGCTACGGGGCCGCCGAGGTTTATGACGAGGCGCTCCGCGAGGCGGAACTGGACGGACTTCTGAGCGAAGACGAAGTCCTCGGGCTACTCGTCAACGCAGGTCACTGGTCGGCTTCCGACGAGGAAGAACTCGAAACCGCCCGCGGGAACCTGGACAAGCTCAAAATTCGCCTCTACAAGTCCGGCCGCCGGAAACGGGAGCGGGACGCCGCCCGCGAGATGCTCGCCCGAACCCGCACGCTGATTGGCGAACTGTTGGTCCGCCGGCACCGCTTCGACGACCGGACCGCGACCTGGGCCGCGACCATCGCCCGCCAGCGTTATCTGGTCGGCCGGTGCCTGTTGAGGACCCGGGGGGAACCCGTCTGGCCCCGCGAGGATTTTTGGCGGGACTGCGGGCCACTTCTGGACCAGGCCGTGCGGATGTTTCAGCAACAGAGGCCGTCCGAGGCCGAACTGCGGGAGGCGGCCCGGACCGACCCTTGGCGGACCATCTGGGCCTGTCGCCACGAGGGGAGCGTATTCGGGCGGCCGGCGGCCGAGCTCAGTGACGACCAGCGGGCCCTCGTGAGCTGGACCCGCCTGTACGACCAGTGCTACGAGGACCCGGAACGCCCCCCGGACGATGTCGTGTGTGATGATGATGCGTTCGACGGCTGGTTGCTGGTCAAAAAACAAGAGCGGGAGAAGACGGTCACGTTGACCCGGACCGACGCGGCCCTGGAGAACGAGCAGATTGCCAATAGCGGCGAGGTGTTCATTGTGGGGGCCAGGCCGGGCGAGGAGACCGGACATCTGACGGAGGAGGACCGCGAGGAGATTTCGGGAATGATGACCGCGGAGGCCGCCGCATTGAAGAACGAGCGGATGGCCTGTCTATGGCGGGCCGGCTCTGTCAAAGAATCCGACATGCCCGATAGTCAGCGGACCATCCAGGGGCAATTGGCGGCGATGACGCGGGCGCGTTTGAAGGGCGGGTAATATCTGATGCTTCGCATCAGTGTAGAAAGCCAAAGTCTGTAATAAGGGTTTTGAAAAAGTGTCGACACAAAACAAGCGAGAGTTCGAGGTCGAGAAGGACGGGGTCAAGCTCCAGCTGGTGGCCGTCCGCCCGGACCAGAAGACCCGGCAGGAAGCGGACCTCGAGTACGCCAAGGCTTGGGGCCGGTACGCCAAGGACCCGGACATCCTCCTCGAGACCACCCTGTGGGACGCGGTCCGGAAGCGGGGCCTGTGGGACGATAGTAAGCAAAAGCAGCTGGAGGAGATTGACCGCCGGCTCGAGGACGGCGAGGCCACACTGCCCGACGCGAACGGGCGGGTCCGCAAGAAGGGCGTGAAGTTGTCGGATGCTCGCAGAGCCGCCATCGACATGCGGGTGGCCCGGGTCGAGCGGGTCCGCCTCCTGAACGATTTTACGCGGCTCAAGTCGCTGACCGCCGAAGGGCTCGCCAATCAGGACCGGTTCAACTTCCTGGCCAGCCGGTGTGTCAAGGTGGCCGACACGGGCAAGGCTTATTTCAAGGACGTCGAGGACTACAAGGCCCGCGGCGGGGACCCGGACACCCTGAAGGCGGCCGAGGAGTTCGCGAACTTGTACTTCGGGTACGACCCGGACGCGGACGAGCGGAATCTTGTTGAGAATCAGTTCCTGCTTCGTCATAAAATGATTCGGGACAAGGACCTGGCGTTGGTGGACCGGCAGGGGAACTTGTGTGACGTGGAGGAGAATCCGGTCGGGGAAGACGGCAATCCTCTGCCGGAAAAGAGCGACGGGGGCGAGACCGAGATGTTTGAGGTCGAGGACGACTGGGTGAGCACGCAATGAAGCTGCGATTGCTAGTTCTGCGAAGCGAATATCTCGAAAGAGCGAAACTTTTTTATGAAATACTCGGTTTCCAGTTCAAGGCCGAACGGCACGGTTCAGGACCACTGCATTATGCGGCCGAGATGGGTGACCTCGTGTTCGAACTCTACCCGTCGTCGTCGGGTCGGACACCCGACGACACTCGCCTCGGGTTTGGGGTTCTCGGGCTGGAAACTGTGGTGAACAAGTTGGATGGTATGGGAACTCCAATTATTAGTTCCCACCAAGAGACTTCGTGGGGCCCCTGCGCGATTATTCGGGACCCGGACGGGCGGGCGGTTGAATTATACGAAGCACAACCCGGGGTTTGACCAGACGACCTACCTTGATGGTTGGTCGGGAGAGGAGGGACCATCCCTCCTCTTTTTTTTTGTTGGTGGTTGCCATTAGGCAACAGTTGTCGGTTCGGGCTTAGGCGGGTCGGTTTTCACTTCTTGTTTGGGTGTTGGTCGCGGGTTGGCTTCGGTCACCAGGCGGCACCAGTATAAAAACTCATCTGTAGAATAGTCAAGTTTCATAAGGTTAACATCTTTATGTATCCACTGAACATTTCCCTCCACGTATCCCTTGGATGAATCGATACGGTCAAGGGATGCAGTCGTCTCTTCGTATCGCACTTTTCCAAAGTGGATTGGTTCGCCAGAGATGGCACACCGACGATTTTGTTTTTCGAACAACATCCATATCTCTTCGTCGTTTAGTGTAAATTCGAATCCTCTGAGCCTCGCGTTTCTTTTTATATTAATGAGCTTTATGGCCGATATTTCTCCACACCCTTTCCATCTGGGCGACGTGTTTCCACAGGAGTTATAGCACGATTTGCAACAGCCCTGTCTGTTTCTTTTAAGCATTGATTTTGTTATGTAATATTTTTTGTTGCATTTATGGCACAACAGGTGAATCTTGAGTCTTTCGCCTCGTTCTTTTGGGGTGACACCCAGCACCTCCAGGTCTCCGATTCTTTCGCCGATTTTGTACGGAGCAAGTCGGTGACATTCGTTATTCGCGGAATCCATAATGCCTCCTGAATTATTTGCCCGAATTGGCTTCTGTTATCTTGTGACACCATTCAATAAAATAATCTTGAGGAAAATCTAGTTTCATCAAGTTAATAACTTTGTGGACCCACTGCACGTTCCATTCTATGTACCCTTTGCCGCTGTCTATCCTGTCCAAGGAGACGGTTCGTGGCTCTCTAATTCTCTTATTGAAATAAATGGGGATTTTAGTTATCGCACATAGGCCGTTTTGGCTTTTATACAAATCCCATAAGTATTCGATGCTCACATTGAATTCGATATTTCTTGCCTCTGCGCTAAGCATGATGCTAGTGTAAAATTGCCCGGGGATACCTTCGTGGCCTTTCCATGTCGCAGAATTGCATCCGGACCTATCGGATTCCTGAAGGCAACCGGCGCAGCATTTCGATTTCCCTCTGTCGAAGTTTCCTTTCTTCATGTAGTGCTTTTTGTTACACCTATGACACAGTAGATGGATTAAGGTTTTGTTGGTGGCCGAACTCGGGACAAGACCAAGGACCTCCCAGTCGCCTACCATTTGCCCGATTTCATAAGGATGAAGCCCGTGCGATTTTTGCTTGTCCGCGCATGGTTTGCATCGCTTACTTCTGCCGTGAACGAATCCGTCTTTGGATACGCGATAGATTTCTCCGCACAATTTGCATTTGCACTTCACATGATGCTTCTTTTCGTCGGGTCCGACGTACTCCCAGTCGTTAATGGCTTGGCCTGGGACTAGAACGATTCGCTTACCACCCACAGGAAAAACCTCGAAGTTGCGCAGTTGGCCCAAGGATATACTACCTGTAATTAACAGTGTCGTAAATAGTGTTTTTAACTTTTTATAAACGGTTGTGCTCAAAGAGCTTGCGATTCGAAGACGAGCGGAGTACAGGGCGGAAGAAGACCGGAGTCAACGGGATGAAGAGCCTGGAAGCCGCAACTTGACCGGTGTATTAGTCAAGTGGAAATACTTGGTAGTACCCGGGTGCATTGTGTTCAACCTCGCGGCTCAAATTAACCTCAACTTGGCTCGTGGTGCTACGGCGAATATTCGCTCGCAACTACAAGGCATAACGAACGGTCTGTCGGCAAAAATCGACCTCGAGATTTCGCCGCGTGCCAAGAGCGAGATTGCTTCGCTCGCCCAGAACATGAACGCCCTACGGACGGCCACGCGAGGCCTGAGCGGGGAACTGGCGTCTGCGACCAGTCGAGTCAGTCAGATGGCGACCGCCTACGCCCGGGTGAACCCGCTGGCTCAGGCGTCGGTCGCAAGCCTGACCACCTCTGCCGGAGCGGCCCGCCGAGCGTCTGCCGCCTACGCGGAGGCCTCAGATACGGTAACGAACTTTGGTCGGCAAGTGTCGCTTGCTGGACGCAGATTTGTCGCGTTCAGCGTGGCGACCGGTGGGATGTTCGCGGCCGTCAACGCCCTAAAAGCAGTCGGGCGAGAAGCAGTTCAGTTCGACCTTGCGATGAATAAACTATTGCAAGTGTCAGACGATGGACAGAGGGGCGTGTCTCGTCTACGGGCCGAGATTGGCCGACTGTCTACCACATACGGTGTGGCGAGTCGGGACCTGGCGGCTGGGGCCGAAGCATTCGTGCAGGCTGGCCTCAATGCTCGTCAGAGCGCCCAGGCGGTCGAGACACTGGCCCTCGCCCTGTCCAGTCCGTCCTTCGCGGACGCCCGCAAAACCACGGAGGGGATGCTGGCGATTTTTCAGCAGTTCGGCAAGGACACCGAAAAACTGAAAGACCAGCTGGGTTCGGTAAATGCGGTCGCCGCGACCTTCGCAACGGAAAGCCAAGACCTAATCACTGCCGTGCAAAAAAGTGGTGGTGCGTTTGCTACGGCTGGCGGGCAATTGAATGAGCTTCTTGCACTATTTACAAGTATTCGTGCAACCACGCGGGAATCGGCCGACCAAATCGCGACCGGGCTCCGAAGTATATTCACTTACGTGCAACGCTCTGATACTATAGAGAATTTAAAACAGTTAGGTATTAATCTTCGCTATACTAAGGAAGAGGCCAAGGCCCTCGGCCAGGAAGATTTGACCGACCAGTTTGTGGGCCAATTCCGGGCCGTACAGCGACTTTCGGAAGGCCTCAGTAAGTTACGGTCCACCGACCCACGGTACGCGCAAGTCGTCGAAGATTTGGGGGGCATCCGGCAGGTGAGCAGGGTCCTGCCCCTCATCCAGCAGTTCGGCGAAGCCCAAAAAGCCCTGAACGTGGCCCGGCTCGGCAGTGCGTCCATCGAGGCAGCCGCGGCCGTTCGCCAGGATGCCTTGTTGACAAAATTGACCAAAATCAAAGAGACTTACCAGCAGCTTGGTAATGATTTGGTCCAGTCGAGTGGATTCAAAAAGCTAGCTGACGGGCTCACCACAGCGGCGACGGCGGCGGCCGAACTCGTCAAGGCCCTGGGCCCTCTCCTGCCGGTAGTCGCAGCCCTGGGCATCGGGCGGTTGATGGGCGGGTCGATGCGGTTCGCGGCGGGTGTTTTGACCCCCGAACTGTACGGGTCGTCGCGGGCTCCGACCCGCCGCTTCGCGGCCGGCGGACCGGTCCACGGCGGCACCCCCGGCGTCGACAGTGTCCCCATCATGGCCCAGGAGGGCGAGTATGTGCTGCGGAAGGCCGCGGTGGACCGACTGGGGCGGGGGCGGGTCGAGGAACTGAACCGCACGGGTCGATTCCCGCGGTACGCTTTCGGCGGGTTCGTCGGTCGCGGTGTGGCTGCGGTCGGCCGCAAAGTGGGGCGGACGCTCGGCAAACGAGAGCGGGTCGCCGAGCTCGTGTCTTCTCTCTCGCTCGCCACGGGCGTGGGCCAGGACGACCTACTGGAATACGTCCAGCGGCGCCAGACCGAACGCAGTCAAGTCGCCGTCGTGCAAGGTTCTCCACTCGGCCTAAAACCACAGCGGAAGTTCGCGGGCGGCGGGCAGGTACGGGGCGGAACTCGGGGCGTTGATAGTGTCGAAATTCTTGCGCAGGACGGCGAGTTCGTACTGAACCGCAACGCAGTCCAAGGACTAGGCATTAACCGCGTCCGCTACATGAACCGGACGGGCCGACTTCCCCGGTTCGCCGACGGTGGTTTGATTAGTGCCGGGGCGAGTGGGGTCGTCTCCGAAGCCAATATCAACAGCATCCTCCAAGAGTTTCAAACAAAGACCGGCATTGACTATAAGAGTCTGTTCAAGCGTCTTATTGTTAACCACCGAGGGTTGGACCAAGAGACCCTGGCTCTCTTCAATCGCTCGCTGGCGGTCCAGCCCGGGAAGGTGGCCCGAGGCGGGTACGCCAACAAGAGCGGGAACCTGTTCTTGAACCAGGACCGCATCAAGACGGCCGACGAACTTCGTGAGGTGCTCGCCCACGAGCTGGGGCACGCGGTCGACTATAAGGTGGGCGGCGGCAAGGCGGCCTCGCTCAGTGACGACAGTGCCAGGCAGGTGGCCCAGGCTAACGTGGTGGCGACCCGCGAAAAGATGCTGAAGGCGGGCCGCATCCTGAGCGAAAAAGAATCCCAGTACCTGTACTCGGACAAGGAGGGATTCGCCCGAGCCCATGCGGACTTCCTGACCGGGAAGGGCGATAACCAGATTCAGGCGGTTCTGGGCCGACTCGCGAGCCGGGCTCGGCCGAAAACCCGGACCGCCCTCACTAACAATCAGCGGGACGTTTTCACCCAGTACCTGGAGAAGAACCCTGGGTTATTGGAGCGGTTCGCGGCCAACCTCAGCCGCAATCACCCCACGTTCGGCCGGGAAGACGCCCTGGGGGCCGTCCACGACGCGGCCCGCACCGTGATGGTCGGGTACGACCCCTCGAAGGGCAATATTAATGCCTTGATATTCCGGGCCGCCCAGCGAAAGGTCAAGGACGAACTCAACAAGCACTACGGTGCCGGGCGGCTCGGCGGCAAAAACCTCAGTCGCGTCAGCCTGACCAGTGCCGAGAACAACCCCGATTCGCACAAGCGGCATGCCCCGGCCGCCGCGGAGGAAGCCCTCCAGCGACTGAGTGCCGACGAGGTCCGCAGGACCGAGGAGGAAGTGGCCCGTCGCAAGGCGAAGGCCAATGAAATTCGCCAGGCGGCCCTCAAGGGAACTGCCGCGTATACGACCGGGGACACGGCGGGCGTCCAGTTGGGCAACCCGGCCTCCCTCACGGCGTGGCTGAAGGCGAGAAAGGCCGGCGGAACTGGTCCAGCCACTTCGGGGAGCCAGCCGCCGTTGCCTCCGCCCCCACCGCCGGCCCCTCCCTCTCCTGCCGGAAGTCCGGCTCCGTCAAATAATGACAGGCCGTCGTACCCGCTCGTTCACGTCCCGTCTTTGCCGCCCGGCTACGTCCACCTGAGCGGGGGCCGGGGGGCCGTCATCCCGGGGTACGCCGAAAAGGAAGTGGAACGGCGATTCCGGCGGGAAATGAGAAATTTGCGGGACCCGGTCGCCGGGTCCCCTATCGGCTTCCGGACGGACCCGTGGGTCGAATCCCCGTCCTCTCCCAAAACGGGTTTGTTCCCGGCCCCGTACGGCCTCATGCCGGCCATCGGACGCGGCCAGTCCCCGACGAACCGCCCCGGATACCGGCCGGGCGAACCCGGTCCGGTCGGACCCACGTACGGTTTCGGAAATGCTCCCGGCCGCCCCATCACGCCGAACGCGGCTGCGTCCCTCCTGAGTGTCGAGGGGGAACCGTCCCCGTACCGACACCGTGAAACTCAGTACCGGCCGGGCGGGTCGGTGGCCTATAACCCGCTGACGGTCCGCGATTTCTTGGCCGGGCGTCTGCCGGCGGTGGCCCCGCCGAACGGTCCCGGTGACGGTGCCGTCAATACCTTCAGGGCCCGTCTCCGCCTGAACGACCTCCTGGCCGGGGAACGGTTCCGGGACCGGCCGCTCAGTCCGACCGGACTCGGATTCGCCGATATCGCCAATGCCCGCGGGGCTACGTCCCTGGATGCGGCCCAGATGCACCGGTTGGGCGGCCTGGCCCCCGCTGCGACCGCCAACCTAGCCGGTCGAGAGGTCTCAAAGGCCCAGAATGAGTTAGCCGCGGGGATTCGTCGACAGCTTCAGACACTGGCCCCCGCCCTCAAGGCCCAAGAACGACTGGCCATCGCCGAGGAAATGGCGGCAGAGGCGTACCGGACGAACGCCCAGGTGATTCGAAACAGGAACGGGAAAGTTGTCGGGCTCGCCGACCTGGGTCAACAGATTACGGAAACGACCCGGCGGAGCTGGTTCAGCGGCACGATTGATGAAAGTGGCCGGGGGCGGTTCGGGCGGCTGGCCGACCGACTGGGACAAGGGGGCTGGCTGAGTCGACAGGCGGCCGGAGTCGTGTCCGTCGGGTCGGGTGCCCTGGGTCGCATCCGGGGAAGTGGCGGGGCGGGGGCGGCTTACGCCGGTATGATGGCCGCTCCGCTCATCGGTCAGGCGTTCAGCCCGGAAGACGGAGCGGCGGCGAGGGCGGTCGGCAACAGTGGTGCCGAATCCTCTTTTACGAACCAAACGGTGACGGGTGGGACCCTCCAGTACGGCGCGATGGGAGCCGGCGTGGGGATGGTGTTCGGCCCGTGGGGGGCGGCTATCGGCGGAGCCATCGGGGCGGTTTACGGGTTTACGACCTCTCTAAAGGACGCCTCGAAGAACCTGGCCGAGGCCAAGGCGGCGAACGCCACCGAACACCTCAACGAGAATTTGCGGCGGGTGGTCGAGGGCAAGGAAGGCCTGATGAGCGCCAACCGGTACGGCATCATCAGCGATATTCGGGAGGTCCGAGCAGCCGCGACCACGCGGGCGTTCGAAAATTCGAGCAGTTTCTGGCGGAAAACGCCGGACTCGGACGTGTTGGCCAAGGCGCAGACTCTCGAACTCCGCAAAGCCCTCGCGAACCAAGCGGGTGGGTTCGCCAGTATTTTGTCGTCCGAAGCGACCGGACTGGCCAAGGCCCGGCCGGAGGCGAGGCCCGAGGAGTTGGTGGACGAACTCAATAAGGGCGTCCGGGGTGAACTGCTGAGAGTGGTTGCCGACATCCGCAATGTGCCGCTGGCAAAAATCCTAAACGAAATGGCACAGGACGTGCGTGAGGCCCAGCGAAACTTCGCCGGCCAGAAGGCCGTAGAGGACGCCCGGGTGGTGAGCGAGCGGCAGGCGCACTCGGCGGGTCGGCTGGTCGTGGCGTTCGATGCCGTTTCTGCATCATTGAATGATTTTAAGACCAAACTAGATTTACCAATGCTCGCGTTTGGCGGGCACACGCCCGTGGGTGCCCCGAACTACGCGAACAACCTGGGTATTCTCGGGGCCCCCAACCCGGGCGGCTTCCGCGAGGCCCTCGGCGTGGTCGGGGGAATGCTCGGTCCGGCAGGGAAGGGACTGGTCAGGAGCAGTCAGGCCGCCGACGACATCGCCCGAATTCTGCCCAGCGTTCTGGACCAGCTCGTCCGGGAAGGGAATTCGACCGAGCACACGACGCACACGCGGGTCGAGAAGGGCCTGCGGGAATCTCTCCTGCCGGAAATGTCGGACGAGGCTCGGGAGAAGGCCCTGAAGGAGAACCCGGAACTGCGGCTGGCAATCGCGAACGTCAGTTCTCAGGTCCGGAAACTGGACCAGCAACACGGCGGGAACGCCCTGCCCTACATCGGGCACGATACGCAGGGGGCGGCCAAAAACCTGAACGTCGATAACGCCAAGGCTGCGGCTTACAGCCAGGAGATTGCCCGCCGCATCCAGGAGGCGAACCTGGCCTATGCGACCGGCCTATCCACCGTGCGGCAGAACGCGAGCACGGTCGGCTCCGAACAGGACCGACTTGCCGAAGCTCGTCTGGGGCTCACGCGGGCCCTGGCGGTGAGCCGGTCGGAACGCCTGGGGGGTGGTGACGCGAGTCGGTTTTTATCGCTCGAAGACCTGACCGCACCGCACGAAGCTCGACAGTCCCGGTTGTTGGCGGGGACTGGGCTCCGTAACGAGGACGTCAGCGGTATTTCGAGTTTGCTGGAGAAAGAACGGCAAAGTCTCGACTCGATAAAAACTAACAAGGATAAGGCCGAAGGTAATCCCGAACGCTTTGCGCAGTTGTCGAGAGAGTTCGAGGCAACCGTCCAGCGGACCCAGAATTTGCAGGAAGCCCTTCGGAATCTGGCCGACGCGGGAAAAAGGGGGGCCGCCATTCAGGAGCGACTCAACACCATTAATAGTGACCGCGATAATCGTTTGAGTTTCGCGGAGAAATTTATTATGGCGAGTCCAGAAGAACGCCAAAAAATGCGGCGAGGGCAGACGCTGGCCGCTCAGGTCGCCCAAGACCCGGAGTTGTTTAAGAGGATGTCGGAAGAAAACAAGCGATTGTTCATACAGGCCTCTCACGACATTGGACCCTCTCAATTCAAGAACGGGTTTACTGGGGACAGCCTGCGGAATTTCGTGCTCGAGGACACGGGGATTGTTCCGCCCGAGATGCGGCGGGGGCGACAGAAACTCACTGACGAAAATGCTCGGGTTGCTGGGGTAAGCGTGCGGGCCCAGGGCGGCATCGCGGCGGACCTAGTCAAGGCGAACGACTGGGTCAAGAAGTTCGTCCAGGGGGCCCGGGACACGGTCGTTTCCGGACTCGCCACCCAGTCCGTTTACGAACAACGGCGGCAGACCCAGTCAATGATTAGTTCGCAGGCCCTCGAAAAAAACAGGCTCAATGAGCAGGTCAATCTGAGAAAGGTACTCGGAGCGGTGGGTATTGAAGGAACAGATGCGAGCGTAAAGGAAGCTCAACGATATTTCCCCGACCTGAAAAAGTATTTCGAGAAGCTTGACGAGGTGAACGCACCGGGGGAGGACCGCGAAAAGGCCCGGGGATATTTGCAGCGGTCGGCCGGCGGCAACGAGACCGACCTGTTGCACGCGAGCCGGGAAGAACGGAGACTGATTTTCTCCAGGATTCTGGACAGCAGCAAAATCGGCAAGGACCTGCTACCGGAGTACAAATCGAACGCCATCGACGAGGCCGCCAATGGTTCCCTGTTTATGGACATCAACGAGAAGTTGGGCCACCGTTCCAAAGAGCTCGGCCGGTCATTGACTCCCGAAGAACGGCAGGACACGATGAATGATGTCGCCGCCGAGCGGCTCCACGGGGCCGTTTTCCGGCGGGTTGATACGGTGAAGGGGTGGGCTCGGGACGAAATGGACAAGGCGGCCGGCGAACTCCGGCTCGGAAAAATCAGCCCTGAAGGACTCGCCGGCATCAACCGGGAAGACCGTGCTAAGCTTATGTCGGCCTTGGACCCTGAGAAAAAATCCGAGTCCATTCAGGGGCTGGACAAACTCGACGAGAACCTACGAAACGTCAACAAGGAGCTAGCTGCCCTCGGGACGATGTTGAGTGATTTGAACAAACAATTGCCGGCCCAGCCCCAGCACAGGGCCCAGGGCGGACTTATTAACTGGTCGCCCAGGGGCAGCGATGTTGTTCCAGCGATGTTAAGTCCAAATGAATATATTATTAATGCAAAGTCATCAGTTGCCAACCGGCCTTTGCTCCATGCGATAAACAACGCCCGTGGCCCTCTGGACGACAGTCGATTTGTGGCGGACGGGGACGACCGTAAGAGACGCATCATCCGTGGGGCGATGGGCACTTACGAAACCATCCGCCAAGGAATGGTATCGGCCGCAGACTGGTTGGGACTCGCCCGGGGCGGGGTGGTGCCCCAGTATTTGGCTGCCGGTGGGGTGGCTCGAAAGCTCACTAAAGAGGATGAAGCTCGAGCTCGTGACATGGAACGCGCTCAGCGGGGAGCGGCAGCGGAGGGGGCGACCAATCCGTTCGACACATTTTTCCTGGGTGGGTGGAATCACAAACAAGCCGACAAAATTGAGGGCGACATTGCCCGTTATAAAGAGGCTCTAAAAAAGTCGAAGACCCCGGCCGAAGAACGGCTCTACCGCGAAGCCATCAAAGACGCTCGGACTAAATTCGCCGAGTCCAACAAAAAGGCCATCTTCGAGACAAGCTATAACCCGAACGGGGAAGCCGGGCTGGACCGGATGCACCACCAGCTAGAGAAACAAGGTCGGGCATTAATCGCAAAGGGCAAATTGAAAGCTGAAGACCTGGGGCTGTACATGGCGAGGAACCTCGCGCAGGTCAACGCCCGCCGTCAGGTCGGTTCGCTCCTCGAGCAACAAGCCTACGCGGGTGCCGGAGGGCTTCCCGGTGAGGATGAGGTGTACGGCGGGGTGGTCGCCCGCCTCCAACACCGCGAGGCCGAAGACCAGGCCCTATTCATGCAAAAGTTCGGCCGTGGGTTCTGGGATGTCCACCGCGACGTCGCCCACCGGATGGCCGAGCGAGCCGACCAGCGGGCGGCTGATGTCGCGTGGAAGAAGGCCCAGCGAGCGGCCCTCAAGCGGCCGACCAAGGGCAAACTGCCCATCGCCCCGGCCCCTCGTCCAAAGAATAACCCCCCGCTCGACCGGCACTTTTTGGTGTCCGCTCCGACCGAGCCAATTCACCGGTTCGCAGCGGGTGGGTTGGTGACCAGCGGTTCTCCGAACTACGACAGCACGCTGGCCATGCTCGAAAAAGGCGAAGGTGTCGTCAGCCGGGCCGGCATGCAGTCGCTCGGGGCGTCCGGGTTGGCGTCACTGAATCGTGGTGGGTCCCCCGGCGGCTCGGACGGGTCGAGCCGGGCGTCGGATGCGGCGGCCAAAATGGGCGAATCCGCGGCCCGATTTAACGAGGGGATGAGCGGGTTTAACAACTCGGTTACGACCATGAATAGCGGGTTCAGCAGGTTCGAGTCGACAGTGGACAAGCTTGTCACGTCGCTCGACAAAATCCCGACCCACATCGAGTATTCCGGGCAAATCGACGTGAATCTGGTTGGCGGTGCGGTGGCCCAGCCGGGCGTATCCGACGCGGTCAAAGCAGAAATCAACCGCCAGATTCGCAGCATGATGGGCGGCGAATTCAACCGGCGGATGCCCGAGGCGACGGCTCCTCTTGCGTCTGATTCGGGGTCGCTGCGATAACGAGCGGCTCTGGATTTTTTGTATCACCAGTGATATATTTCAAGGGGGAGTAACGCAGATGAAACTTCTCAACAAGCGACGTCGACAGCTCGGCATGACCATCAGTTGTTTGGCGAAACTGAGCGGTGTCCCGGTCGCCACCGTTAACCGCATCCTGGCCGACCCGACCAAGGTCCGGTTCGAACACGTCGCGTCCGTCGCAAAAGCCCTCGGCGTGGACTTTGCGACGGGGAGCAGGATTCCGGTCAAGCGGATTCTCCGCGACCGGGCGACCGCCAAGGCCCGGTACGTGGCCAAGCTCGTGCAGGGAACACAGGGACTCGAATCCGCGGGCGTGGACGGGCCCGGGTTCGAACGTCTGGTAGAGGTCTCGACCGCGACCCTGCTCGCAGGAAAAAAACGGAAGTTGTGGGATGACGACTAAAATTGACTGGGGGCATGTTCCCGGCGAAACACCCATCGACGACGTGTCCGGGTTGCTCCTGCCCTGGGTCGGAACCCGCCGCCAACTAAACCAGGTCGAGGCGGAAAATATCGCCGTCGCCGCGTCAAAATACTTGGTGGGTCGGCTGAGGCCGGCCGAAGCCCCGTTCACCTTCGACTGGGTGTTCGGGTTGCACAAGGAGATGTTCGGACAGGTCTGGGCCTGGGCTGGTACTCCCAGGAAGTGCGACCTGAACTTAGGATGTCGGTTCTACGACGTGGAGGCTCAGGTTCTAGACCTCGTCGAAACCATCCCCTACTGGGGAAAAGGCCCTTTCTCGCTAGTCGAAGACGCCGCCCTCCTGCACTACCGGGCGGTCAAAATCCACCCTTTCTTGAACGGCAACGGTCGGTGGTCGCGGATGCTGGCGAACATTTGGCTTCGGAGACACGGAGCCCACCCCACGGTTTGGCCCGAGCCCCAGATGGGTGAGGTGAGCCCCATCCGAGCGACGTACCTTTCGGCCATCCGGGCGGCCGACAAGAACGACTTCGGCCCTCTTGTCGAGCTGCACTGGCAATACACGCCCGGTTCGTCCCCAGGGGATGGTCGGGCCTGACTTCGTCACGTCGGCGGAGCCGACCTGCCGGAAACCTGCCTTTTTAATTCCAGCCCGCGAAGCCTATACTCGGCCACGCGGGCGGCGACTTTCACCTTGGGTAGGTCGGGAAGACCGTGGCTGCGGGCGTACTCGGCGATACTGCGGCAGGCGTCTTCAAAAGTTTCTGCTCGATTCCACAACTCAACAAAAACCTCTTCGCTCATTATTTGTGACGACCTTGGCCGTGCGACCCGTCTTTCTTTGATTGACCTTGAGCTGGCAGCACACATCCCTTTTGTGTTTCTTCGCAACCCTCAGTGCATTTTAGGGACTTGAGTATTTCGAGTTTCTCTTTGTCACCATTGACAACAAAAACGCAAGGAACCTCTGTGACCTCGCCGTTTTCTATTGCCCAATCTCGCGGTGTGCCGTCATTTTTGCGGTAAGTTCCGTTCGGCGAGTAAAATTCGATTGCCTGATAAGCAAGGCCATGAAGTTCGCAAAACCCGTAAAAACTGCGACGACATCTTCCTTTCATTTTAATTCTAACTACGAGTGTTGCCATCGGTATCCCCTAACTGTGCCGACTTTGACTATGTGCTCCGTCCTTCTTGGATTGACCTTGGGCCGGTAGGACCGAACGGCGGCTCGATTCAGTGGTCAGTTCGACAAACGGTCTCCTACTAAGTTCGTCAATTGCTTCAAGTTTGCCAGAAACAACAAAGACATACGGTAACTTTTTTAATTCACCATTAACCACTGCCCAAGCCCTTATCGCTCCAGTATTTTTGTGGTAGGCCCCATCTGGGGAATAAAACTCAATTGCCTCATAGTTAAGATTGTGATTTTTGCAGAATCTGTAAAACACATTGCGCGACCCGGAATTCTTTTTTATTTGGATTACCACTGTTGTCATGGCTTAGTCCGGAAGAACTGAACGGAAATATTCCACAAGTTCTTTTGCCTGTGGCGTGATTTCTTCGGTCCATTTTTTGTTTTGTCCGGTTGCGAAGAAGTAATCGTAAGTGTAATCGGGGAAGAAGGTGATGTCTGCGGTCCGTGGTGCGTCCACACCTTGCTCTTCGGCCGTAACGACCCAAGCGTAAGCCTTAATATGACTAACTGAAAACCGGCAGCGGGCACCACCCAGGTATGTGAAAAAAGTCGCGCTCGAGATGTTGTATCTGTCGGAAAGCGTGACTCGGTGGACGGTCCAGCGAGATGGCACTTTTCGGCTCAGCCAGGCTTTGTATGTTTCCTCGCTCTCGGTTGCCTTCGCCGGCTCGGGGCCTGTCCGACCCGAGATGTCGTATTTTGCCCGGCCTGTTGGTTGAGTTGTCAGGATGCCCGAGTCAGCAGATATCGTGCGGTTCTGTAAAAACAAAACAATTATGAAGATAAGTAATGAGGTTCCACCAACACTCACGATAATCGCCGCAATCGCCGCATTATTTCGGGTCCATTTTCCGGCCCGTCTGGCAAGAGAGGGACCTGAAGAGGAAGTGGCGGATTCTTTCGCCCTGACTGGCTGAGCCTTGACGATGGACCTGCAAACAGGACAGACCACGTTACGGCTGACCACTCGAGATGTCAGCGAAAAGGATGTCTGACATGTCGGACAGGTGGTTTCGAGGGCGGTGGCCATAACGGTTCCTATTCTTCTCCGGACTCTCGTTTTTTGCGAAGTGGATGTTCGTTAGCGAGCTTTGCGAGAACCGACACCTCGACACCGAGGGCCTTTGCCAGACGGTAAGCCGCCGCCAATTCAGGTCTTCGGTGTCCACCTTCCCAGTTCCGATACGTTGAGATGGGCACATCTGCGGCAACCGAAACCTCTTCCTGGGTCAGGCCAGATTCCTTTCTGAGTCGCCGTAACTCCTCACTGAACGCATCTTTAGGCATTCTGAAGCCAAAGCCAGATTGTAGCAGAGGTGATTGCATATGGTTTTTCAGTTGACACGGTTTCCCAAGTGGGATACTGTACTGGAAACCCTGACGGCCCTCACCCCGTGGGGGCTTTATCCTCGCGTTTTATTCTGCCGGCGTCAACCCCCTTGGGGGCTGATTTCCATTCGTCCCGCTGCGCACCTTGCCGAGGACCCGCCCGATGTTCACGCTCGTCCTGCTCGTCCCCGCTTCGGTTCTGCTTGTGCCTGAGGCCTTCGTGAACAGTATGCCTGATTGGGACAGTGTCGATGTTCCGGCAGGAGAGGTGTTCAGGGTCCGTTCTCTTGAGCCCGACTCGACTGGGGAACTCGACTTCTTCGCGGCCGAAAACGGCACCGTGTTCGCCCTGCCGACCGGGACCTGGGCCCGCGTGCCGGTCCAGGGACGAACGGACGGACATTCGGGTTCTAAATGATATGCAGGTGGGAAAAATTGGGCAAAACGCTATAAATATTCAGTTTATAGCTATCGGCAATTCGGACCTGATGGTCCCGTAAAACAAAAGGGCCCGGCAAATTGCCGGGCTTTGTTTCGGCTAATTACTATAATATATTAAAGATATTCTAAGTATAATGAACACGCAAATAGCTTTGTGCCCGTTGTGGTTGGGCTCGTACTAATACTTAGATAATAGTCATGGCGAGTGTCGACTGTACTCGACCCACTCGGGCTCAGACCGCTTGTCCCCGGGGAGGCGGAAAGCGGCATTGCGCCAGTGGGGGTGCCGGTCCCCCACAGCCACCAGGCGTGATTCCCGCTGATAACAGGCGTGCCCGGCCCGCCAGACCCGTCGGGGGTTTGGCCAGAGCCCGGATGTCGGACTTCGTACGCGACAGCCACAAGACCAGACGGCGGGTTCGACGTGGAAACTCGGTCGTAAAACGTGAAAGTCGCGTTTTGAACACGGACAGGAGAATCCGCGACGAAGCGAGGGTTAACCACCGCTTGTTGGTTCGGGATGCAGTTAAGTGGAATTCCCGACCCGGTTTGGCCGAGAATGACCCCGGTCGGGTTCAAATATTTGTTGTTCCAGAGTTCGTTGCCTTGAAGAAGGCCGCTTGCGTCTGTTTCGAAGGACCGACTGTTGAAATCTCCAATTGTAACAGACGCACCGAACCCGCCGGCCCCGTAAAAGCCGATGCCAGAGCCGGCTAAGCTATTCAGGTTCGTGCCGTCGCTCCCCCACCACGTAATCTGAGCTGACATTTATAGTTTCCGGCAGGAAATAGACATAGTCTGTGCCAGTCTCATACACCGGACTACCCTTGTTCCCTTTCCTGCCGGAACTGCGTTCCGGTCGGCCTCTCCGCCGTCACGACAAGTTTTTTCTGGCGTCGACCATAAGTTCTCGTTACACTCGCCGTGTTGTCATGCCGATACGAGGACGGCCGGAATAGTGCCGGCGTTACCCGTCAGGCGAACTGACCGTCACCCCAGGGCGTGTCATGATGGTTTATCTGCACCGCGACTTGGGAATTATTGGCCCAGAAAGCGTCATCGAAATCAGCCTCGATAAGCAGGCCAACGTCCGCCTTCTGGAGCACCACGAGTTCGCCAAATACGACCGCGGGGACTCGTACGAGTTTCGCGGTGGGTTGGCTCTGGTCAGCCCGGTGAAGATGGCCCCGCCGCACCGGGGTCACTGGCACGTCGTCGTCGACCTGGAGGGATATGACGGTTCGGTGCAGGCATCCCTCCGCGTCATCCGGTGAGTTAGGCGGAAGGAGTTGAGAGGTCATGGTTGGTCCCTGTGGCGTTTAGACAGTATCCACAGGAAAATACACCGAACTACTCCCTTCCCTGCCGGAACTGCACTAACAATCCACCGCGACAAACTGAAATCGTCCCTCGTTGCCCACCCAGCTAATTAAACACTTTTTGCCGGCCTTAATCGTGCTCGACCACTGGTTGAAAACCTGTACATGCCCCGGAGACTGTGCCGTATACCCCACGACATTCACCCAGCCGGTCCCGCCGGCTCCCACGTCCCCCACGTTGACCGCTGACAAAAGGGCCTGTCCGGTCCAGACACCCCTCCATTTGTCCCAGAACACCTCGAGCGGGCCCGCCGGCCACAGGTCAGACCGTCTCAGATAATTCGAGGCGAACCCACCATTTCCGTCTCCTGGCACCGGCTTCCCATCAATCCCCCAGCCCCACCCCGCGACGACCAGAGGTCCGCGGAGTGCCAGGGCCCGTGTGTCGCCCGCTGTCGCCCCCCGCCGGTAGGCATGAGCCCCGCTATAACTCTGTCCCCACGCCAGGACCTCGACATCGTTCCCGGCCTGGAACGGGTCGAGCGTGGTCTGCGTAATCGGACAGGAGGACCCGACCACCTGCGGGTAGTAGGCCAGTTTTGTGCCCCCACTGCGGTTCGTGGAAAACCCGCGGACCAACCCCGACAGAGACATGATGGCCCGGTCCGTAAAGCTGCCGCCCTGATTCAGTAGCGACAGCGATGTCTCGTAGGTCTCGGTCCCGGAAAACGCTCGCGTATCATCCCCGTTTGCGATGGACTGGGCCATAAGCACGGTGTGCGGGCTCTGCTTTTTATTCCAGAACTCCTTGTTGGCTTTCGCTCCCCGGGCCGCCCTATCGAACGTCGAAGCCGCAATCAGGGCCCGGTTGAGTGCCCGTCGAATCTGCCGCCTCTGCTCGACCGCACTCAGGGCCAATCGGCGAATCCGCTCGACGTTTTGCCGAGCGAACAGGCCGAACCGCGGGGTAAAGGTCTGGAACCGATACGAGGTCGTCACCCCCTGCGGCCCGAACTGCACCTCGAGGTTCGTCAGGTTCGGCCCCCCGGTCGTCATGGTGTTGCCGAGCGACCACGACGGAGCTCCGGCCACGACAATCCCACCTGACTCCTGGACGGTCTGGTTGGTGACCGTAGTCTGTACACGAGCCTGTCCGGCCAAATTCATCACGTCGGCCGACCCGTAATCCCAGGGGGTCAGGGAGGGGTCTTGTTCGACCCGCACTCGTCCGGGGGTTCCGGCGATAAACCATGGTCCATACACTTCCACATTTGATTTAAGTGGCACCCCGATGGCCGCTGGGTAACGGGCCGCCTGATGCACTCCGCAATACCCGACCGTTCCGGTCAGAGATGTGTTCACGTTCTGGATTGCAGTCTCGTCAATATTCGGGCCGAAAATGTTTTTAAGGACCGTTATGTCACCGAACTGGTCCGCGTTGATGTCGTAGAGGGGGGCCCCGAGACGGACATGTACGTACGGAGTCGTATTATTGGGCAAAAACAAAATCCGAGAGGATGCCTGCACGCGACACCAGAGTTGGCCGTTCGCGTCAACGGCGGTTTCACCCCAGTTCATGCGGGAGGTGTCCGCCCCGACCACGTTCTGGTAATAGGCGAACGCCACGACCCGGTCGTCCTCCTGCTGGAGCACGTCCAGTCGCGTCTCTGGGACGCCGAGTGATGCGGCACCAAATTCCAGATAGCCGGCCTGTGACACTTCCATCGAGGAAGTGATAATGCCGGTTTCGGGGTCGATATTGGCAGCGATGTCCGGAATCTGGACCAAAAACTGCTTACCATAAAAGTCTTCGGCATACCGCCGGACCAAGTCATACAGCCGACTTCTCCGGTCGGCCAACACATCGGAAACGTTCTGGTTGACGACCTCCGGGGCGTCTTTAATCATGTCCGGCTGGGCACCTCCGGGGAACGGAATCCCGTTGTCACCATATAGCGTATCCCCAATCAGGGTCCCGATATCTGGTTTGAACTTATTGACAAAAGCGGCCCACATTTCCACGCCCCACAGGGCGAACCGCATTTCGATAGTGCTACACTGATAAGTTGTCGACCCAACGATATCCGCACAGTCGGCCGCATTCAAATTCGCGAACTCGACCGTCCCGAACGGCGATAGTGTGCCGGCCGTCCCGACCACCGGATTACCAAGAACGTCCGTCCCCCAGTACGAAAGTAGCGAGGACGTAATGTAAACCCCGGTCTTTTCCCCGCCAGTCAACAAAACTGACGTCGTCTCATTCCGGGCCTCAACCCCGGCCTCGGTCCGGACCGCCTGACCCGAGAAAGTCGCTCCGGCGGCCAATGCCGTAATGGTCCCGAGCGGTGGCTGGAAGAACCGCGAGACGACCCGCACGACGATGGTCAGGCCGACCAGCTCCACAAAAAAGTCGCAGCCCGAATCCTCGCAAATCGTCTGGACCAAATCCAAAAGATTCATCGACCCGCCCGGGAGCCGATAATAACCCGGTGGTGTCGGCAACTGACTCAGGTCGAGCCCGTATTGATAGCCCTTGTAATTGAGGGGCCCACCAAATGCCCCCGGCCCCGAGGTATTCGCCAGGTCTCGCAAAGCCGAGACCACCAGAGCCCCTGGCATCCCTGCCGGAGTCGACTGTGAGAGCCCGAACCCCCGGGCCTCCCAATATCCGTAGACATTAAAAACGTTGGCCAGCCCGCCTGGCACGGTCCCCGCGTACCCGCTCGTGATAACCTGAGCTCCCTCGAGCACCTCTCGCGGGTCAATCAATGTGGCCTCGTAGACTTGGCCGTCGACCCCGTTGGACTGCGTCAATCGCTGGAGAAGTCCCCAAAACGTCAAAGAACCGAACTCAAAAAAACAAGGAGAGCCGACGGGGGGAGCCGTCAGCCGGTCCCCGCTCAGGACGTCCTGGACGAGCTGGCACGTCAAAGTCGACGGCTGCGTTCCCCACCCGAGTGAAGTCTTGACATCGCGGAGAGTTAACCCGAAAAACCGACTCTGAAAAAATGCCATTTGGGAAACTCAGGCACGTTAAAAATAGCGAGCGTGGAGTGAAGCGTAACTCACTGAAATACGTAGGTCGTAGACCGACTATAATGACCCCGCTTCAAATCAAAATGAGGCCTGTCGCTCGCGACGAAAATCTGTGCGGGAACCCGCCCGATGGCCGTCAGGGCGTACGGCAAGGGATTAAAGACGGGAATCGTGGGCCACACGTTATAGGCGACCGGCACCTGAATGGAGGCTGAGACCGTGACCGCGGCCCGGGTTTTCGAACCAATCACCTGTAGGATGGGCCCGGCCGCCCGCCCCACGACGCCGATTTCCGCGAACACGTCCGCCGGGTTCTCCCATTCGATTTCGATGGACTCGGTCAGGTAGCTCGCATCGGTATTACCGACCCGCGTGTTAAACACCATCGAGTATTGAAAAACGCCGGTGATTTTGTTGCGGGCAATCGTGCTCGAAACTACTTGTGGGTTGAGCGTGAGCCCGGTTGTGTTCTGGCACACTCCCAGCAGCACCGACGGGGTGATGGCCGTGAAGCGAAGCTGAGCATTGTCGTATCGCGAGCGGATAAAATTGCGGGTGACCGGGTCTCGTTCTTCGAGCCCCGTCACCACCCCGTTCGCCGTGACCGTATATAAACCCGTCTCGACATCATACCGGTTCTCGACCGTCAAATCTTCGACCGCCTTACCCGCAGTCTGCCCGGTCGGCCCCGCGGCGGTCGGGTCGACACAGGTCCAGGTCTCGGTGACCGTGAACCGCCCGCCCGGCCCGTCGACCTGTTGGCCTCTCACGTAGTTGTAGGGCTGAAACGAGGACTGGTTGAGAACGCCGGTCGCGGTCAAAAACTGCGAGTCGAACCCCAGCTGCGTTGCGGCCCCGGTCCCGGCCAGTGGCCCTCCCAGGACCAAATCCCGGGCGACCTGCCAGCCCTCCGCCGTCACGTTGCCGCTGCCGTCGTATTGCCGGCGGCCGACCGCGGATGCCGTGTGCGTGACCTTGAAAATGCGCCCGACGTCGTCCGCCTGCTCGGTGGACCACTCGTGGCTCGGGGCGTTGTCGGCCTGACCCATCTGCGAGGCGTCGAGAGCCGTCGTCCCGAAATAGATAACGTCGGCTTCCATCGAGATGCTGTACTTGGCATCTTGAAACCAGGACCCCTCATCAATCGCAATATCGCCGATACGGGGGTTGAACCGGATGGGGGCCGAACCGTCGCCCGGCTGAATCAGAAAGGTCTGCCCGTCCTGACTAAACAGTGCGCGGAGCGCACCCATCTTGTCTCGCAGACGGGCCACTCGCGTCGAGGGGTCGGTCGTGGCGGGGTCGGGGTCGGGCGGATACCCGCTTCCCTGCCAGAAAAAATCGCCGCCCAGGGACGGGTCGGGACTCCCCTTGAAGGCGACCAGGCGGCCGTTGAGCGTGATTTGGAAGACGCCGGTCCGGCGAGTGCCGTCCGCGGACCGTTGCGGGACCAGCTTCCAAGACACCTGCCCGGCGGGCACCAGCTTCCGTCCGGCGTAACTCAAACTGACCTGATAATCTGCCACATCACCACCCGCATACGTACAGAGGAAGATGTCCCGAGCCGGGCCCGACCGGGCTCGCCATGACGAGGGGGAGGCCGCCGGTCACGCCAGTCGCCCCGGTAATGACCAGGGGGATTCCGGCAGAGGAGGGAGCACCCGGGCCCAATAGCACGAGCGGTAACCCACCCCCCTCGCCGGTCCTCAAATACAGGTTCAGCCCGGCCGACTCGTACCCGATGGGGGAGCCCCAGAGGACGAGCGGTAACCCGTCTTGCCGCCAGGGTTGGTCACCAACGAGAATAAGGGGAAGGCCGTCCGCGGCCGAGGGAGGTGCCCCCTTCACGTACAGGTTGAGCCCGGCCGACACTGGCATCGGGCCCTTGGTGAATAGGGGGAGTCCGCCGGACACAGCGAAGGCCGCACCGACGTAAAGCGGGAGCCCACCCGAAAGAGGGGTCGCCCCGTGTAGGAAGAGAGGCAGCCCACCACTAACGGGTCCGGCCCCGACCGCCACCAGAGGTAACCCACCACTGAACGGGTGCGGGCCCTGGAGGACAAGTGACAGGCCGCCCGAAAAGGGAGCCGACCCGAGCAGGACGAGGGGAAGCCCGCCACTTTTAACCTGGTCCCCGCTCACGCATAGTGGCAGCCCGCCCGAGACGGGGGACGCCCCGCAAATATAGAGCGGAAGGCTGCTGGTCGGGGGGTCATCCCAGGTCAGTACGACTTGTCCGTCTGCTCCCTTCCCTGCCGGAGAAGCTTCCCCCCCGCTCCCAACCGCCCCGGCGTACACCCCACCCCCGCCACCACCCGGAGAAAACCCGTTCTGGGCCGCGACAGAAGGTGCCCCACCCGCACCTCCATTTCCACCGCCAGTCCCAGCTATCCCTCCAGTCCCGTCCGGCTGACCATTTCCACCCACTCCAGATGCCGACCCGGGCGGGGGCCGCC